AGTTTTACTTACCAAGAGTTCTCTCAAAGGTATGCTGATAGTAATCTTTTAGGTGAAGTTGAATTGCCTGAATTGAGAAGACAAGATACAAAGAACCGTCAGAATTCTACTGATGATTTAGATCCTGAAGTAGTAGAGAAATTGAATAAGCAAATGAATACTCTTTTCAGTTCTGCATTTTCATTGTATAATCAGATGTTAGAGAAGGGTGTAGCGAAAGAATGTGCAAGGTTTGTACTTCCACTTGCTACTCCAACTAGAATCTATATGACTGGTTCTGTAAGATCTTGGATACATTATATTGATCTAAGGTCAGCACATGGAACACAGAAAGAACATATGGATATTGCGAATGAAGCAAAGTCTATCTTTGTAGAACAGTTTCCATCCATAGCAGAAGCTATGGAGTGGATCTAAATAATCTTACACATTACCCCTTATCATGCCTACATATCCTGTAAAAAATAAAGAGACTGGAGAGGAGAAAGAACTCTCAATGACAATGGCTGATTATGATCAGTGGAGAAAAGATAATCCTGGATGGGACAAAGATTGGTCAAAGGGTTGTGCTGGTCAGTCAACTGAATTTAAGTGGACTGGAGAAGCAAAATCTAGTGGTTGGAATGAAGTATTAGACAGGGCATCTAAACAGCCTGGTGCTAATGTTCGTAAAAATCGTGACTATAGTTTCTAAGTATGGCAAAAAAGAAATCCAACTCAGGTATAGGTACTAATCCCAGCGGAATGAGTAGTAGAGTTATGAAAAGAAAGAAACCCATTAACTTAGATCTTATTAAAAAGATCGAACCTCTTACACCTAATCAAGAAGTATTTTTTGATCAGTATGATGAAAATAAAAATCTTGTAGCATATGGATGTGCTGGTACTGGTAAGACTTTTATCACTCTTTACAGAGCTCTTTTAGATGTATTAGATCCTAAAACTCCTTATGATAAAATTTATATTGTAAGGTCTTTGGTTGCTACTAGAGAGATAGGATTTCTTCCTGGTGATCATGAGGATAAGTCATTCCTTTATCAAATCCCTTACAAACATATGGTAAAATATATGTTTCAGATGGCTGATGATGCTGCGTTTGAAATGCTTTACAGTAATCTAAAAGCACAGGGTACTATAGATTTCTGGAGCACATCTTTTATTAGAGGTACTACTTTTGATAATTCTATTCTTATTGTAGATGAATTTCAGAACTTAAACTTCCATGAACTTGATAGTATTATTACTAGGGTTGGAGAGAATAGTAAGATAATGTTCTGTGGAGATGCTAGTCAGTCAGATTTAACTAAAGCTAATGAAAGGACTGGTATAGTAGATTTCTTAAGCATCTTGCGTAATATGTCATCCTTTGGTATAATAGAGTTTAATGCAGAGGATATCTGCAGAAGTGGTTTAGTTAAGGAGTACATCATTGCTAAACTTGAACTTGGTATGGAGAATTAATGTTTAATCATGTTGACCTATCAATAAAACCTCTAGACAGAGAAACTATTGATGGTGTGAGATATTATGATGTTCCTAATACAGAGGGATTTACAAAACTAGTATCTATTACTTCTGTTACCAGTTGGATTAACCGTGAGATTTTCCGTTCATGGAGAGCAAGAGTAGGTAATGCGGAAGCAGATAAAGTTACCAAGGCTGCTACAAGTCGTGGTACTGATATGCATACTCTTACAGAGCATTATCTATTAAATGAAGAACTACCTACAGTTCAACCTCTTTCTGAGTTTTTATTTAAACAATCTAAACCTAAGTTAGATCTTATTGATAACATACATGCAATTGAGAAACCTCTTTATAGTCTTAAACTAGGAGTGGCAGGAACAGTTGATTGTATTGCTGAGTATGAAGGTGAACTTGCTGTCATAGATTTTAAGTCTTCTAAGAAACCTAAACCACGTAAATGGATAGACCATTACTTTGTACAGTGTGCTGCTTATGCTTGCATGTTGTATGAGATGAAGGAAATCCCAGTTAAAAAATTTGTAATCATTATGTCTTGTGAAGACGGGGAGGTTGTGGTCTATGAAGAGCGTAATAAGGCAAAGTACATTAAGTTACTCTCCGAATATATTGGAGAGTTTGTTAACTTCAAGTTACAAGAATATGGCAAAGCCTGAAGGTAAAAAACTAGACGAGCTGATAGAAAATAAATTCTATTGTGCTAAGAGATTCACTGAAGCAATAGAACATATTGCTGTAGAGAATAAAGGTATGAGTTATGTTGATGCTATAGTTCATTTCTGTGAAAAAAACAATTTAGATGTAGAATCAGTACCTAAGTTAATTACAAAACCATTGAAAGAGAAACTTAAATGTGAAGCAATGGAATTAAATTTACTTAAGAGAACTTCTCATGCTAAACTTCCTATATGATTAAAGTGAATCCTTTTGAAACTTATAAATCCTATCTTGGACTGAAGAATCATTTTACAAAGGATAATTATGACTACCATAAGTATTGTGGTAAGTCTAGAGCATCTATCAATTCTTTTTATAGAAGAAAAGATAGATTTTTCTTTGAGAAATTGAGTAGACAGAAATCAGATGAAGAGGTAGTAGATTTTTTTGTATCTAATTTTGTTTCTTGTGATGATCCTCAATCATTATGGATTGGAGAGATCATGAAGAATGGTGAGAAGAATTATATCAATTGGAGAAAGAAATTACAATCACTTTCTTATATGTTTAAGCAAGAGGTTGGAGATTTATTTTCTGGTAAGGATTTTGATAGTGTGTTTAAGATAGAAGGAAGTAAGCATCCTATTTTGGTGAAGGAACATTTGCAAAATAATATATCATTAGAGACTTTAATATTACTTGATAAGATACTAGGATTTAAGAAAGAGTTTGATAAAAAGTTACCAGATCCAGTATGGAAATTCCTTTCTATGAGGATGGAAAAATACAATACCTTCATAAATATAGATGTATTCAAGTTTAAAAAAATTCTAAAAGAGATTGTTTCCAAATGAGTTTTTTCGATTCTGATATAGTTCAAGAAGAGATGAAAGAGATTCAGACTTTACAACAAAAAGTCTACTCTAATGTCTTTAATTTTGATATGATGAATAGAAGAGACAAGATGGAACATATAGATTGTCTTGAAAGATTATTGCATAAACAACAGATTCTTTATAAGAGAGTCAGTTTATCTGATGATCCTAAAGCTAAAGCAATGAAGCAAGATATTATGGATAGTGCTGAAGTTTTTGGGTTCCCCAAGAATGGTGATCTATCTGTATTATTTGGACAAATGAATATGGCAATCGGTGAAATGAAAAAACAACTTGACAGGTCATAGATCTTCAAGTAGAATAATTGAGTACAAACAAGCCAAATACAACCAATACGAGGTATACGAATGGGTTTTTCAGACCTTAAGAAGCAAAGTTCTTTGGGCTCCTTAACTAGTAAGTTAGTTAAAGAAGTCGAGAAGATGAATAACACAGGTGGTAGTAACACCGATGACCGTCTTTGGAAACCAGAGATGGACAAGAGTGGTAATGGTTATGCCGTTATTAGATTCCTACCTGCACCAGATGGAGAAGATCTCCCTTGGGTAAAGTTATTCTCTCACGCATTCCAAGGACCAGGTGGCTGGTATATTGAGAATAGTTTAACAACAGTTGGACAGAAAGATCCTGTGGGTGATTTAAACAGATCCCTATGGAATAGTGGTAATGAATCAGATAAAGATACCGTACGTAAGCAAAAGCGTAAGCTTTCTTACTATGCAAACATCTATGTCGTAAAAGATCCTGCCAATCCTCAAAATGAGGGTGGAGTTTTCCTTTATAAGTTCGGTAAGAAGATCTTTGATAAGGTTATGGATGTTATGCAACCAGAGTTTGAAGATGAGACACCAATCAATCCGTTTGATTTCTGGGCAGGTGCTAACTTCAAGTTGAAGTTACAGAAGAAGGATGGTTTCTGGAACTATGATAAGTCAGAGTTCGATTCAGCAAGTCCTCTACTAAATGATGATGATGCTTTAGAAGCAGTGTGGAAGAAGCAGCATTCATTGACTTCCTTTACTGCTGCTGATCAGTTCAAGTCTTATGAAGATTTGAAGAAGCGTTTAGACTATGTTCTAGGCACTAGAGCCAAGGCTCAGGCTGCTCAACAGACAGAGTATGATGGGTATGCTGCTCAGGAAACCAAGAAGGTTACTGAAGAAGAAGTCCTTAAGAAGTTAGAGACTTCTTATCAAGAGAGTAAGAATGTTTCTGCTCCTGCAACTGAGGACGAAGAAGATCCACTAAGTTACTTTGCAAAACTTGCAGAGAGCTGAGGGAAAT